TATATACCTAGTAGCTTATAGTATATAAAGGATAATCAATCAGTCAATCAAAGGGATCGTGGCATCATCTGCCGCCTTCCCTGTTTTTGTGCGCTCCTTTTTCCCTTCCTTCCCACAGCAAACACCCGGGAGAGACACACAGGAATGATAAAAGCAAAGCAAGGGTCGAGGTAGAATCTGTAAGATTATGGCAGCATCCTTCGCCCCTCATGGGCAAGACAAGTGAGGTGGTGAACCGTGCCGAGAGATGGAACCCCTAATCTCATCCCGTTTGACCAGAGAAGTGAGGAAGAACAGAAGGAGATGCGGGTGAAGGGCGGCAAGAAGTCCGGCGAGACACGCCGCCGCCAGAGGGACGTGCGGAAAGCGTGGGAGCAAGTGTTGAAGGCACAGCCCCAGCTGAATGACAAGCTGGTGAACCAGCTGGAAGGGCTGGGCATCAAGGGCAAGGGGAAGAACGGACGCAAGTATGACGTGCTGACCGTTTCCCTGGCAGCCCTGGGTAACAAGTGCATGGCCGGGGATGTCCGAGCACTGCGCCTGATGCTGGAGATTCTGGGGCAGGACAGCAAGAGCATGACCGCCCGGGAGCAGATGGAAATGAAAACCGCCGCCGAGCCTGACCAGAACGCCGCATCCCCGGCGTATACTTCCTTCTTACGAGCCTTGAATGAGAAAGCAGGTGACGCCTTTGACGATGACGACCTTGACGGCGAAGACGTCCCGGCAGGGCTTGACGACACGCCTAGCGGGGAATGATGAGGGACTGTTCAAGCCCTTCTCTACCCGGCAGCTGAAGGTGCTCACCTGGTGGACGCCGGATAGCCCCTTCAAGGATTACAACGGCATCATTGCGGACGGCTCTATCCGTTCCGGCAAAACGTTGTCCATGTCCCTGTCCTTTGTGATCTGGGCAATGGCCACCTTCAATGGCCAGAACTTCGCCATCTGCGGCAAGACCGTGGGCAGTCTCCACCGCAACGTGATTCGGGGGCTGCTGCCCATGCTCACCGCTCTGGGCTATGACGTGCACTTCCGGCGCACGGATGGCATGATTGTCATCACCCGGGAAGGCGTGCAGAACTACTTTTACTGCTTCGGCGGCCGGGACGAGTCTTCTCAGGACCTGATTCAGGGCATGACTCTGGCAGGCATCCTCTTTGACGAGGTTGCCCTTATGCCGGAGAGCTTTGTCAACCAGGGTACAGGCCGCTGCTCTGTAGCGGGGAGCAAGTTCTGGTTCAACTGCAATCCCGGCGGCCGCCTGCATTGGTTCAAGGTCAAGTGGATCAACCGCTATCGCCAATCAAGGCTCATGTACCTGCATTTCACCATGGAGGACAACCTTTCCCTCAGCGAGGACGTGAAAGCCCGATATCGCTCCATGTACACAGGCGTGTTCTATCGCCGATATATCGAAGGCCTGTGGTGCGCAGCCGAGGGCATTATCTACGACTGCTTTGATAATGAGCTTAACTCCTTTACATGGCAACAGGGGGATCCGCTTCCCTTCCTGCCGGGCAGGTCAAGGCACTATGTGGGCATCGACTACGGCACCACGAACCCTACCGTGTTCCTGGATGCATGGGACGATGGAAACACCTTCTGGATCATGCAGGAGTACTACCATGATAGCCGAGCCCTTCAGCGGCAGAAGACCGCTACCGAGTATGCCGAGGATCTGGACAAGTTCCTGCAAGGGGATCATTCCGCACGCATCATTGTTGACCCCTCTGCAGAGGCCTTCAAGCTGGAGCTGCGCAACAAGGGCTATCGGCTCATCAATGCGGACAACGAGGTGCTGGAGGGCATCCGCTTTACTGCCGCCATGCTTCGTTCCCGGCGCATCAAGATTGAGCGGAGCTGCACCAACATCCGCCGTGAGTTCGATTCTTACGTGTGGGATGAAAAAGCCGCTCAGCAGGGCACAGAACGCCCCGTGAAGGAGAATGACCACGCTATGGACGCCCTGCGCTACATCATCAAGGCCACCGTTAACAGAAGGAGGCTTGCCCAATGAGCAAACGAAACAGGAATGCCAGACGGCGCATAGCCGCCTCTGATCGCAAACCCCAAACCACCACCCAGGCACCAGCCCAAAGCACCGTCCTTACATCCCGGCTGACCATGGACATGCTGCTGAACCAGGCGGCACGGCTGGGACCCAGTGAGAATCTTCTCAGCCAGAATCGCTACATTGCCGACAGGCTGACCCAGAATTTCGCCCTCATGGATAATCTGTATCGCTCCGACTGGATCGTGAACAAGATCATCAACACCGTGCCGGAGGATATGACGAAGAACTGGATCAAGCTGACCTGTCAGGTGGACCCTGACCAGGATAACGAGCTGAAGCGGCAGGAGCGGAAGACCCACGTGAAGGCGCAGGTGCTGGAAGGGCTGAAGTGGGGGCGGCTCTATGGTGGTGCTGCCGGGGTCATCGTCATTGACGGGCAGGAAGATATGCTGGATCAGCCGCTGGATCTGGATATGGTCGTGCCGGATAGCTTCCGGGGCATTCTCATTACTGACCGCTGGAACGGTGTCTATCCATCCGGGGAGATCGTCACGGATATGCGAGACCCGGACTTCGGCTTGCCCATGTATTACACCTTCGGCGCGGATCAGACCAACACCGCTCAGGGGGTGCAGGTGCATCACAGCCGGGTGCTGCGGTTCACCGGGCGAGCCCTGCCCTATATGGAGCGGCTCAGCGAAAGCTACTGGGGCATGAGCGAGGTGGAGCACGTCTATGAAGAGCTGAACAAGCGGAACACCGTTAGCAGCAACATTGCCCAGCTCATCTTCTCAGCCCACTTGAGAATCCTCAAGATGGAGGATTTAGGTCAGCTCCTTGCTATGGGGGATGAGCAGAGCCAAAGAGACCTGTACACCACCCTTCACGCCCAAAACATGCTCATGAATAGCATGTCTCTTCAGGTGCTCAGCAAGGATGACGACTTCCAGACCTTCGATTATTCCTTTGCCGGCCTCAGCGACATTTACGAGCAATTCATGATGGATATTGCCGGGGCAACGGAGATTCCTGCCACGAAGCTGTTCGGCCGTGCCCCTGCCGGCATGAACGCCACCGGGGAAAGCGACCTGCGAAATTACTACGACACCGTGCGGCAGAACCAGGAAGCCATCCTTCGTCCCATTTTGGAAAAGCTGTACCCGGTGATTTGCCTCAGCGCATGGGGAGCCGTGCCGGACGACCTGGATTTTGAGTTCAACCCCATCCGGGATACATCGGATGAAGAGCGGGCAAGCCTGATTCAGCAAACCGCCAGTGCCATTAACAGCGTGTTCCAGTCGGGCATTATTTCTCAGCAGACCGCACTGAAGGAGCTGCGGCAAGCCGGTGCAAGCTTCGGCATGTGGACGAACATCACGGATGAAGACATTGAGAACGCCGCCGACCAGCCCCAGGGCGGTGAGGAAGAAGGCGGCGGCGAGGAAGGTGCGCCCGGAGAGGAAGAAGAGGAAGCCGAGGGCGGCGGCATGGAATCCCTGCTGCAAGGACTGGCAGGAAAGGCCGAGGAAAGCCCGGAACAGGAGCAAGGAGCTCCTGCGGAACTTCCTGAAGGAAAAACCTAAGGGCAAGGGTCAGAACGCACCAGAAGGGGCAAAACAGGGCAAAAAAACGCAACCGAAGGAGGACGAAGAGACATGAAGTTAAATCGAGAGGCAAGAGAGCTTCTGCTGGAGATTTTACAAAGGCTTTATGCTATGCTGTACCCGGATGAGAATGTCACGGACGGCGGTCCCGGCAGCGGGAATTTCGGGCATAGAGGAAGGCCAGGGCAGCGTGGTGGATCGGGGAAAGGCACGGGAACAGGCATTGTAACTGGTTCGCCGGGCAAAACGAAGAGCGGCAAGAAAATGAGTGGTGCAGACTACAGTCTGAAGAAGCGCGGCTTGAACAGCGGTAGCACGAAGAAAAGCAAGAAGCAGTGGTCTTCCGGCGGTGAAAAAACTAAAGCAATGCCAAAGGGCAACGGTTATACCCGCATTGCGGAAGCAGACGTGCGGACGGGTCTGCATAGCGTCAACAAGTACCTTCAGGAAGATGGTTCTCTTACGACTGAACGCGAAGCGATTCATCAGGCAGCAATCGACAAGCTGTTTGCCGGGAAAAAGCCTGTTCCGGCAGGCGAACAGAAGGTTTTCACTTTCCTTGGCGGCGGCAGTGCATCTGGTAAGGGCAATTTCACCCGAGAAGGTCAGTCTGATTTTTACGGCATTCCGAATAACAAGCAGCAAGCCACGATTGATGCAGACGAGATGAAGAAAGAGATTCCCGAATATAACGATATGGCGGATCGCGAAAAGGCGGCCAGTTTCGCCCATGAAGAGTCTTCTGCTTTGGCCAAACGTGCCATGGAAGCGGCCTTCGCTAATGGCTATAACTGTACGCTGGACGGCACCGGTGATGGTTCTGTCAAAGGCGTGTTGAAGAAGATCCAGCAGGCACGAAATGCAGGTTACAAGGTAGAGGGATGCTATTGTACCCGGGATATTGAAGCGGCCTTGCAGTCGAATCTGGAACGTGCCCAAAAGACCGGGCGAAAAGTGCAGACGGATTCTGTGATTAACATCCACAAGAAAGTTTCCGAGATTTTCCCTCAGGTTGCATCGGAGTTTGACCATGTGCGGCTTTATGATCACAACGGTTCCAAGCCTGTGCTGATTGCCGAATGTTACCGTGGGCAGGAAATCAAGGTTCTTGATAAGAAGGCCTATCAGAAGTTCCTTGATAAGGCGAATTACAAAGGGGGCTGACAGAAGGTTGCGTACACGGTATAATAAAGTCGAGTCCCGGATAAACAATCTGTCCGGCACAGAAAGGATGGGCACAAGATGGAAGATCGTATGTTGACCGAACGGGAATGTCTGATGATTCAGCAGATGGCCTTGGGTATGGTGGATCAGGACGAAATCGATGAAATTTGCGCCGGAGATCCTGTCATTGCAAGAGCATACAAGCGAGAAAAGGCGGACATTGAAGCCTATCGTAAGCTGGTTGGCGAAGAAAAGTTCCATCAAACCGAGTTCACCATCTCCTATTCCTATGATGACGATGATGATGACGATTAACTGAATAACCCAGCAGAAGAGGGCAGGTGAAAGAGTGTGAGATTGAACGCAGAAGCGCGTGCCCTTCTGCTGGAGATTCTTCAGCGGATGTACACGTTGCTTTTCCCTGGTGAAACAGTGGTAGACGGCGGTCCCGGCAGCGGCAACCATGGCCATGCCGGACGACCGGGACAAAGAGGCGGCTCTGCCAAGGGCGGGCATGGCGTTGGTGAACGTGTACCTAAGACCCCGGCAAAGCCTGCAAAGAACCGGCAAGTTTCTTCTAAAAGCTTTGTTGGCACGCTGCAGGCGGCTAAGGATACATGTTCAGAAAAATCCAGATGGCGCGTGGATACTTATCGAACGGCAGGAGACTTTGATGCTGAGAACGTCAAGGTCTATGCGACTGATCGTGGTTCCACCTTTGCGATCAAGCCGGACGGCGATATTATTTCCGTCTGCAAGAATCAGCAGAGTGACAAAGGCACGAATGCCCGTGACCTGATGGCGGCGGCTGTGCAGCAAGGCGGCACCCATTTGGATTCCTACGATGGCAATTACAATTTCTACGTGAAATGCGGCTTCGAAGTCGTTGCACGTGTGAAGTTTGATCCGAAGTATGCGCCGCCCGGATGGGACAAGAAGCGTGACAGGAAAGAAGACATCGTGTTCATGAAGTACGTTGGCGTGGGTAACGTCCGAGATGTCAGCAAAACGGCCATGCGCAAGCGTGTGCCCTATGCCAAGGACTACGACACGGCAGCGGAAGACCTGTTGAAAGCATTGAAGGAGGATAAGCATCCATGATGACCATCACCGAGTTCCGCAAGAAGGTGGCGGAAGAGCTCATCAAGGAATATGGGCAGTACCATACCGTCAAGGAAATCAAGCAGGCATTGAGAGACAACGAAGACATTGTGCAGGATTGCTACGAATGTGCGCAGGAACCTGACAGCTTCGGGATCGATTACGAAATCGAAGACGCCGCCCGGAACATCGCCATGTGCGACCTGTAACGAGTGATAACCCCACCAAGCCCCATCCCCTGCGGATGCGGGCTTTTCTTCTGCGCCGGAGGTGATGCGCCGTGACCCCAGGGGAAAGAGCCGAGGCAAGCCGCCGCATTACGGAGAACCGCTACCGCCGTGCCCTGTCAAGGGTCATGGGGGACATTCGGCGAGCCGTCCGGGGGCTGACTGACCCGGATGCCATTGTTCGGGCAGTGGAGGCTTACGCCAACAGCAAGGCCTTTGACGACCTTGTGTCCCTGTCCGTTGAGCGGATGATCACCGCCCAGAAAGTGGCCATGCGTGCCACCTGGCGGGAAGCCGCCGCCGCATCCACCCAGGGGCGGAAGATTTACGAGCTCATGCGCAAGGAGCTTCTGGGCACCATGACCGGGGCGAGAATGAACGCCATTGTCACCCAGAACAGCAGCCTGATCAAGACTGTGCCCGGTGATGTGGCAAGGCGGCTGTCCAGCTTCGCCAAGGAAATGGCACTGAAGGGCAACCGCCCGGAGGAAACCGCCAAGCGAATGCAAGCCGTCCTGCCCCACCTGACCAACGTGCAGATTACCCGGATTGCGAGAACCGAAACAGCGAAAGCCCAGTCGGCACTTCTGGAAGCCCGGTGCGCCGAGATCGGCGTGACCATGTATCAGTGGTACACCTGCAAGGACGGCAGCGTTCGCCGCTCTCATGCCCTCATGCAGGGGGTCTATTGCCTGTGGAGCGATCCCCCTGACCCGGAAGCCCTGGCAGGGGAAAAGAGCAGCGGCCACGCCTATCACCCCGGCGGCATTTACAACTGCCGATGCATTGCCCTGCCGGTGGTGGCCGTGCAGGATATTCACTTTCCCGCAAGGGTGTACAAGGGCGGCAAGATTCATTCCGTAGGCAACATGAAAGCCCTGAAGAAGCTGATTCCCGACATCGGCACAACCATTTAACCACCATCCCCGACAGTTTGACGACTGCCGGGGTTTTCTGTACCCAAAATCAATCAAAGGAGTGGTGTCCATGCGTGCTTATTACGGCTCCCGTATATCCGAGCACATGACCAAGACCCCAGAAGGCTTCCTGATTTGCCACAACGTGCCCATTGCCCGAACCGGGCGGCAGGATTACCTGCCCCAGGAAATCGGCATGGAGGGCAGCAAGCTGGTGTCCGTCATCAGGACGGACGAGGAAGTCTTTTCCCCCCAGGCGATTGCATCCTTCGAGGGCAAGCCTGTGACCCTGGAGCATCCCCCCATGGCGGTGCTGCCGGAAAACTACGGCATGTTCCTCAAGGGGCACGCCCAGAACGTGCACCGGGGGCAGGGGGAAGACAGCGATCTTCTGCTCTCTGACCTGTTCATTGATGACAAAGATCTGATTCGTCAGATTGATGAAGGTCTCAGGGAAATCTCCTGCGGTTATGAATGCGATTATGAGCAGGACGAGCAAGGAAACGTCTACCAAAGACGGATCCGTGGGAACCATGTTGCGGTCGTAGAGGCCGGCCGTGCAGGCTCCCGCGTATCTATAAAGGACTCCGCTCAAGCGAAGCCCACCACCAACACCAACAACAAACAAAAAGGAGGAACCATGTACATGAACCGTAAGAATCAGCCCTCCGCCATTGCCCGGTTTTTCTCCGGGTGGGCAAAGGATCGTGACCCTGAAGAAGTGGCAAACGCCGTGGACGACCTGATCCAGGGCAGCGAAGAGCAGCCCAAGCTGGACGAAGAACCGGCACCCAACTTCCCGCCCAAGAAGGCGGCAGCTCCTGCCCAGGCTCCTGCTACCGAAGCGGATGAAGATCCCGTAGGCGGCGATGCCGAGCTGAAGGCACTGATCAAGCAGCTGATCGAATCTCTGGCCGCCAAGAGTGCCGCCGATGAGGAAGCATCCGATCCCCTGGAGAAGTTCGCCGCTGAAGTCCAGGGCAAGAAGAAGGAAGAACCCACCGTAGCGGATCAGGAAGAGGAAGTCACCGTTCCCGCCGAGGAAATCAACAAGATGGGCGAGGATGACGATCCCCTGGAAACCGAAACCCTGGGCGAAGACGATGACCCGGAGGAAGATCCCCTTGCCGGCAAGAACAACAAGGCCGCTGTGGCAGACACCATCCGTGCTCTGAAGCCCTATTTGGCCAAGCTGCCTGCCCGTGATCGCCGTGCCGCTTCTGATGCGGCAGTCCGTGCCCTGCGCGCTTCCATGGGCTATTCCCGCCGCTCTTCCTCTGACAGCTACAGCACCATTGCCCGGATGCAGTCTCAGCGGAAGGCCAAGCGTCCTCAGCAGGACGAAGAAGCCATTGGCCGTGCCATCATGGCCAAGTACAACCCCCACTACAACAAGCACTAATCTGAAGGAGGTACAAAGAAATGCCCGGTAAAGTAATTGGCGAAACCCTGAACCTTGGCTATGCCGGAACCCCTGCCCGGATGAGTGACTGCGTGATTGCCCCTTATGCTTACGCCGCCACCAACACCGGCAACATCGCTTATGGCGAGCCTGTAGCCTATGATGCCACCAACAACGGCGTCCGCAAGCTGACCAGCACCGATACCGCCGCCGCCATTGTGGGCTTTGCGGTCCGCAAGCTGGGTCAGCCTAAGAGCGATGACAACAACGGCTGGTATTACGCCCCCGGCGAAGTGGTAGATGTGCTGCTTCGGGGCTCCATGTCCGTGAACGTGCTCAGCGGCACCTATACCGCCCGTGGTCAGGTCTATGCCTGCAACGGCAAGTATGCATCCCGTGCCGCCGGTACCATCACCGGCACGGACGACACCACCAACAAGGATACCCTGGCTGTTCCCGGTGCTGTGTTCTCCACTGGCTATGTGGATGATAACGGCGTTGCGGAAATCACCCTGACCAGCCGTATTGTGTAAGAAGAAGGAGGCAGACAACAACCATGAACAATCTGCGTATGAGTGATTACCCCATGCTTTCTCTGGATGCCGCCCCCGGCGGTATTATGCAGTTCGATGCCGGCGGCATGGCCTTCCTGGTGGGCGAATTGGAAAAGCGGGACGAGAAGCTGCGTGAGCCCCTTTCCTCCGTCACCTGGATGCGTGATATGCCCGTAAAGACCGGCGGCGGCTTTGTGGACTCCATTGCGTCCTTTAACGTGAGCTACGGCTCTTCCGGCGGCACTGCGGACGGTCTGATGCAGAACGAGTCCAACGAGCTGCCCGTGATTCAGGCTGACATTGAGAAGGACAGCTACCGGGTCTTTATGTGGGGTCACATCCTGAAGGTGCCCATGATTGACCAGGAAAAGCTCCAGAAGGTCGGTCGTTCTCTGGATCAGATCTTTGACAAGGGTCTGCGCCTGAACCACGACAAGAAGATGGACGAGAACGTCTATTATGGCTTTCCCAAGTACGGCTCCTACGGCCTTGTGAATCACCCCTCTGTCACCAGCGTGGTGGCAGATCCCCATACCACCGGCGGCACGGATACCCAGTGGAAGGTGAAGACCCCTGCGGAAATCCTCCACGACATCAACAACGTGCTCACCGGCACCATTGAAGCCAGCGAGTATGACAACCGTGGCATGGCCAACCATATCCTGATCCCTTGGGAAGCCTACACCTACATTGTCACCACCGAGCTGAGCGACGGCTCCGGAAAGTCCATTCTGACCTACCTGATGGAGAACAACATCGCCACCAAGCAGGGCATTGATCTGACCATTGTTCCTTGCCGGCAGTGCAAGGGCGCAGGCACCGGCGGCTCTGACCGTATGGTAGCCTATCGCAATGATGAGGACATGATCGGCATGGACATCACCGTGCCCATCCGCCGCCTGTTCACCCAGCCCAGTGCCGAGCACCTGGCTTACCTGACCCCCTATGTGACCCAGTTCTCCCAGGTGCAGTTCAAGTACTTGACTCATGCCATGTACGTGGACGGCATTTAATGCCTTTCGGGGGGAAGGGGACGTTCCTCTTCTCCCCAACTTTTAAGAATGAGGTGATAACCCATGATCAAGCTGTTTAACGGTTCCAATCCGCCCCGCACCTTCCTGATCAAGGCAGGGGAAGGGGAAACCATGACCCTTCAGCCCGGCAAGTTCTACGATGTGCCGGACGCCTATCTCCGGGATGTAACCCTGCGTGTAGCCATCTCCTGTGGCGATTTGCAGCAGTTCGAGAACACCAAGCAGGGCGGCGCACTGGAGAAGGCCGCCGCTGAAGCCAAGCCCCGCAAGACCTCTGCCAAGGCTTCCCTGACGAAGGAGGACTGACCCCCATGGACGACTTCCGCAACGTGGTAAGAGATGCGGCCAACCTGAAAAGCAAGAACGGGCAGGAAGTGTCCCTGCAGGACTTCCTCACCGTGTACCCCGGCTTTGAGAATGTGCCCCCGGAAGTCCTTTCCCTGATGCTGAAGCAAGCCAATGACACCGTGTTGGAAAGCCGCTGGCATGCCCGGTGGAAGCTGGGCGTGTGCCTGTATGCCGCTCATCTGCTGACCCTGTGGCTGAAGACTTCCGTGCCTGAAGGGGCAGACGATGCCGCTGTTGCCGCCGCTGGGCAGTCCCGTGGAAGCGTCACCAGCAAGAGCGTGGGCGGCGTGTCCGTGTCCTACGGCGCATCGGAAGCCACCGGCGACCTTGTGGGCTACGGCAGCCTGAAAGATACCATTTACGGTCAGCAATTTGCTTCCATGGCAAGGCTTGTTGGCCGGGGCATGATGGTGGTGCAGTAATATGGGCGAAATGGGTGCAAGCGTACGCACCGCATGGGATGAAATTAAGAAGATCAATGACGGCTTCAAGTTCGTCAAGGAAATGGACGTGCTGGTAGGCATCCCTGCGGAAAAGAATGAAGACCACGGAACCCTGAACAATGCTTCTTTGCTTTATATCCATGAAAACGGCAGCCCGGTGAACAACATTCCCCCACGCCCTGTGCTGAAGGAAGGCATTAACGACCCGGAAGAGCGACCCAAGATTCAGCAGCTCCTGCAGGAAGGCATCAAGCAGGCACTGGCGGGCAATCTCCAAGGAGCGGAAAACGCCTATCAGCGGGCAGGCATGGCAGGAGCCGCCGCCGTGCAGAAGAAGTTCACGGATGGTGGGCTGGCCGCCAATGCCCCCATTACCATCTCCGGCGGCTGGATGCGGAACAAAGTCTCCGGCAAGATGGTGCATGTGAAAGGCAAGGGCAACAAAGGACCCCTGATTGATACCGGTGCCCTCCGGCAAAGCATCACCTTTGTGGTGCGAAAGAAAGGCAAGTGATGGATCATGGCTTTGCTTCCCGATGTGCGAGAGATGATGACAGACCCCGACTTGGGCGGCGGCGTGTCCTTCATCGTGTACCGCACCACCCACAAACGTTCCTACGGCCACGTGGAAGAAGAACAGACCGTGACTTATACCGCTGCGGGCAATATTCAGCCTGCCGGGAGCGTGGATCTGCAGTCCATGGCCGATGAAGACCGGAAAAACGAGTTCATCATCATCCGCTCCACTTTCGACTTTCAAACCGGGCAGGACAACGGCGAAACCTTCACCGCCGCCGATGAAGTGGCGGCTTTGGGCAGAATGTGGCGTGTGACCCGTGTAGAACCATGGTCGCCGTGGGGCTTTACGGTGGCCTACGCCGCCTTGAAGGTGGAAGGAGGGGAATAAGCCATGGCATGGCTAAAGAAGGCTGATAAGGCCGTTTTTGAGGCTCTGTGCGCATGCTTCGGGCTTGACCCTGCGTCTTCCGCTGCTGGAAAGCGATTCCGTGCCGCCTATCTGGAGGAAGCAACCAGCCCCCAGAGTGGACGGAAGGACAACCTGTGCTATTACGCCCTGTCCGAAAGCCCGAATAGCAGTCTGGACGCCCTCTTTTCCCGTTACGAGGACAACGCCGTGACCGTTCGCAAGGTGATCCCCATTCAGTGCCTCTTCACCTTCTACGGACCGGATGCGGACGAGGATGCGGAAAAAGTGTGGAGCCGTCTTTTCATCGATTTAGGGCAAGGATGTCCCCGGAGCATTCTCCGTCAGGCGGGCATGGTGCCTCTGCCCCGTCCATCCCATCCCAATGCCGCCCCGGAGCTGGAAGGAAGCCTGTGGCGGCGGCGCACTGATTTGACCGTGTATTTCTCCATGCTGGAGGAAGAATCCATTGCTGTGCCTCAGGTGGAACAGCCCGGCGGCATGGATGTGCGGCAAAAGTAACCTGTTCCCCATTTTGATGCTGCTCAGGCAGCAGAAAGGTAGATGACAAAATCATGCTTACGCTAGACCCGATTGTAAAGGTCAATCTGCTGGTGGGTTCTGCCACGTCTGCGTCCAATGTGTTTGACGTGGGGCTGATCCTGGGCAGCAGCGACACCATTTCTTCCACCGACCGGGTGAAGGAATATGCAAGCCTGTTGGAAATGACTTCTGACGGCTTTGAAACCACGGACGAGGAATATTTGGCCGCTGCCAAGTATTTCGCCGCTTCCCCTGCCCCGGCTGCCGTGATGGTGGCTTCCATCGCTTCCGGCGAAACCCCTGTTCAGGCGCTGACCGCCGTGCTGGAGAAGACCAATCACTTCTACGGCGTGTATCTGTGCGGCGGTGACGCCACGAAGATTCTTGCCCTGGACGAGTTCCTCACCGGACTGGGTCATCACATGCAGTTCTATGGCGTGAAGGCAACCGCTGCCGAGGCGGCTTCCGCTTCCGGCACCTTCGCTCAGCTGAAGGCAAGGGATTCCCGCCGGGCAATCGGCCTCACGTGCAAGACCGATGAAAACGATGCCGCCGCCCTCATGGGCACGGCCATGGGCTTGAGCCATATGCACACCTCTGATGCTTTTGCTCTGTGCTACAAGAAGGTACCCGGTGCGGAAACCTTCACCATGACCCAATCCGAGGTGGACAACATCAAGAAGGTCAACGGCAATGTGTACATTGTCCGAGGCTATGGCCACGCCATGGTAGAGCCCGGCACCACCGCTTCCGGCCTGCGCTTTGATGAGGTCATGTATCTGGATATGCTGTCCAGCGATATGCAGGATGCTTGCATTGCCCTGATTGCTGACCGCTCCACCAAGCTGCCCCAGACGGACACCGCTTCCGCCCTCATCATGTCCGCCCTGACCACCACTTTGCAAAACTACGTAAACCGTGGGGTCATTGCCGCCGGTACCTGGCGGGGGGATGCGGTGGGCTCCCTCAGCACCGGGGACGCCCTGGATAGCGGCTACATGCTCTATGCGGACTCCTATGACAACCAGACCGCTGCGGATCGGGAAGCCCACAAGGCCATGCCCATTACCTGCTGCCTGTGCCTGGCTGGCAGTGTGGAGTCCGTGGAGCTGAACGTGTACGTCCAGCGATAAGAAGAAGGGAGGAATAAACCATGGCTAAACAGTTTGCAATCTATTCCTTGGTGGATACCCGGACGGTGCTGAACCACCCGAATGTTGGTCAGTGCGTCATTTCTGATGCAGGCGGCGGCAAGATCGCCATCTCCTACACCGGGGACATGTCCAGCCATACCACCACCGCCAACGGCTACACGGTCATTAACAAGACCCGTGCCCGGAATGGCTCCATCGCCCTGGAATTGCCGCAAAACAGCGATGCGGATCTGTTCATGCGCCGGTGGATCAGCTATCTGGACAACGGCTCCGTGCGGAATTTCGCCGATTCCACCCTGACCGTGTATGACAACGCCGTGAACCGCACCATTACCTGCGTAGGCGTGACCCCTCAGAAGCGGCCGGACATCAACTATGACCAGACTTCCGGCACGGTGGGCTACACCCTGCTGGCGGCAGAAATCACTGAAACCTAATCAAGACTGAAGCCGATGCGGATGCCTCTTCCGCACCGGTTTTCTTCTGACCATTATGCAAAACCGAAGGAGGGAACAACATGCTCCGTGAAATGACCCAAGCCGTGGAGATTGACGGCGAAAAGTATCAGGTGCGGAAAATGGACGTGATTTCCGCTACCTATCTGCTGAAATTCCTGACCCAAAAGCTCTTGCCTGTGTTTACCGAAGCACAGAAGCTCTTCCTGCCGGAGGAAGCCCCTGCAAACGCCAAAAAGAGCCGCAAGAAGCAGGATGATAACGGGGCAGACGCCTTTGTTGCCCTCCTGCCCAAGCTGCTGGACGCCATTTCCGAGGAAGACCTGCATCACATCATCGTGAAATGCCTGAACTACTGCGACAAGTCCCTGCCGGCAGGCTGGCAGAAGGTGATGACCGGGGAAAGCTACGGCATCAAGGACATTGAGTATGACCTGACCACCTGCCTCCTGCTGTGCTATCACTGCATCGTGTTCAACTGCGGAGGTTTTTTCGGCGAAGGCGGCTCCCTTTTCAGCCTGCTGGGGCAGAGTATGAAGTCGCCCATCCTGTAAACATTGATGAAAGCTGCTTTGCCCCGGTGAATGCCGGGTGCTGGCAGCAGCACGAATTATGGGACGGCACCTATTGCCTTGACGACCTGTGGGATGTGCTGGAAATGCTCACCGTCCGGGCGGAAAACGAAAGGCGGGCACGGGATGCGATGATGAGGAAATAAAAGGAGGAAGGCTCATGTTTTCAGCGCAAGTGAAAGCCCTGATGCAGCAGCTTGCCGACTTGCTGACCAAGCGAGTAGACGCGGAGGACGGCGGTCCCGGTTCAGGCAACTGGGGACACAAAGGCCGTCCCGGTCAAGTCGGCGGAAGCGGCAAGGGCGGCGGCAATCAGTACCGGGGTGGCAAAGCCGGGATTTTGTACACGTCCAGCAAAAGTGACTGGTTGAACGGCTTAACAGGCGAAAAACAGAATAAGGCAAGCAAGTTCATGCAGAGCATGGAGAAGCTAAAAAAGCCCGGTCAAAGCACCGAGGCTTTTATTATGGAGAATGGCACCAGCGAGACGGGCGCATCTGCGGTCAAGGAGTATCTGGATCTGAAGGGCGAAGCCCGGGGATGGGACAAGTACGCCAAGCGGCTTATGGATGAGAATCTGGATGAAAACGACAAGAAGATCGTCAATGCGCTGACCTTAAAGTATGGCATCATGTACAAGGGGAACGCCACCTTGCCGGATCCTGTCGGCATGGAAGGCGATGACCTGCGCACGTGGAATGACCTGAAAAGCAAGGCCATGGGCGGTCCCACGTCCGGGCTGGAACCATCAGATGAATTGATGATTACCGCCGGGCTGAAGGAAGCCCCCAAGGCAAAAGCGCCCACCACCGAGGAAGAAAACGACCACTGGATGGATGGACTCAGCAAGGAAGAGCAAACAAGGCTGAAGGGGCTGCTGGGTTTGGATGAAAACAGCCGCAGAACGCTTACGACTGCTGAACAAATCTTCACTATGGGTGCAATGACGCAGCAGGATATGTCGACTTTCAATCAGTACCTGAGCGAAAAGGCAAATGTGCTGGATGTCGATTACTTCGGAAGCATCATGTCCGGCAAGGGTACAGGCTTCCTGAGTGACGAGCAAGCCAAGGTGATTGCCGATGCTCTGCAAACCAAGCTTGATGAAATCAACCTGCGTGACGGCACCAATCTAACCCTGCCGGAAGCCGGTGACAAAGTGGAGCAGGAAATTCTCACCGCCCATGATGCGTCTGGTTTTACGAGTTATTTTTATAATAAACACAAACAGAGTTATCTGGAATTAAAGGCGTATGCATTGGGTGCGGACCCGCGGCTGCAAAGCCATGTTGATTACGACCTGAAAGCCGTAACAGACTGGAGGAATGACATCAAAAAGTCGCTTGAAGGCAAGCGGGCCGTTGCCGATGCCAAGAAGCTGTTTGCTTCCAAGACACCAGAAGAGCGGGAAGACATCTTGGAAGCCACGAGAAGCAGCGAGGACGTAGGCAAGGCACTGGTGAAGACCGGCTTGATGCCCAAGGATGCAAAAATAAACCTGCAAGGGGTTGACCATAGCCTTGCTTTATCTGCCGCATACAGTTATAATAAGGTTGCGGAGAAGTTCCCGTTCATGGCTGGCGAGTGGCACGAGCTGCAGGCAGTGAAATTGGACGATAACACGTATGCTCAAGCGTTTTCTTACAGTGCCAGAAGAGAGATTGACCTGAACACGAAGCATTTCGATGATTGGCGTAAGATGAGATCCACCTACGAGCATGATTTGATGTCTGGCTTTCATCCAAAGGGTACAGATTATACGGCAGTTGTAACTCACGAAATCGGGCATACGTTGGACGGATACCTGACCAACAAAGGCGTAGCAGGAAGCAGGTTTGAGATCGCACAATCAACCGGCAAGATCAAAAAAGGCGTGTCTTTCGCCAGCATCCTGAAAAAGCGCGTGCTCAAGGAAATGAAGATTCCGACGAGTGACAAGAAAAACCAGGACATCATAGCATGGGATCTTTCTAAATATGGAACAAAAAACGAACAAGAATGGTTTGCTGAGTGCTTTGCTGAGGCGATACATTCGCCTAATCCGCGCCCCATGGCCGCTACCATGATGAAGCACCTGACGCAGATCTTAAAGGAGGAGGGGTTGATCAATGGCTGAAGCTAATGTGAAGAACCTCAGAAATGTAGAGCTGCTTGATCTCTATTTTAAGTGGATAGACTATAGTATCTTTGATGGGCTTGACCCTGACAATAATGATGAAGATTATGCAAAATACTGCGAAATATGCGATAAATTAAGTGCTAAGTATGGCGTTGAGTGTGTTCTTCGTCCCGATGCCCCGCCCGAAGCGGTTGCAGCTTGGAAAGAAGACGGGCGAAGAACTGCCGAAGCTAATGCACAAGGCTACATCATCGACTAACCCACCGGGCTGCTGCATTTGCGGCAGCCTTTTCCGTACCCCCGGAACGGGCATTTCCCCGTTCCTTTTTTGTACCCATTTCTAGGAGGTGACGCGTATGGCGAGCGGAGGCGCGGCGCTGCAAGAATATCTGGTCAGCGTAGGCGTAAAGGCTGACTGGTCGAACATCAACAAGGTGATGAGCTTCCTCAACTCCGGCACCATGAAGACTGCCGCTTTCGGCACGGCGTTGGTGGCGGCCGGCAAAGCCATGTACAACTTCATCAAGACCAACGTACAGGCGGAGCAGAGCTTTGCTTCTCTGGCACGGACGCAGAACAAGTCCCTTGAAACCGTCCGGGCAGAGCAGAACGCCCTGAAGGCCATGGGCAAAACCATGTCCGAGGTATCGAAGGACCCGGCACTGAAGACCATCTACAACGACATTGTGAAGGTGAACAAGTCCCTTGCCCTGCCGGATATGAAGGGCGCAATGGCCATGATCAGTCAGCTTCAAGGGGCTTTCTATCAGCTGAAGAGCGTCATTTCCTACGCCACCCAGTGGATCAACTATCACATCCTGGCCAACCTGCAGGAGCCCATTCAGCGCATTACCGACTACCTGAAGAAGATCAGCGACTTCATCCGCAATGACATCAACGGCTTTTCCTCCAAGATTGCAGCCTACATGACCGCCTTTTCCAAGGGCTTGCTGGGCATTGTGGAGCTGGGCGTGAAGATTGTGGAGTGGATCGAGAAGCTGCCCAGCGGTATCAAGGCGGCAGGCACGGCCATTGTGGGCGTGTTCGCCCTGCTGAAGTCGGGTCCTCTGGGGCAGCTCCTTGCGGTCATCACCGCCGTGGGCGGATTGATTGACGACTACGAGAACTTCCAGTGGAACAAGAACGCCCCAGAAGGGGAAAAGGTGGACGTAGCCTTCGGGGGGATTTGGGAGCTGCTGGACAGCGATGACCCGGATAAATTGTCCAAGATTGTAGACAAGATCGGCACGGCACTGGGCGATGGCATTAAAGGCATGTCCCTTGACCTGACCACATGGGTGGAGGAAAACAAGGATACCATCATTCAAGCAGGGACAAAAGCCGCCGAGTTTCTTGGTGAAGCGATGAAGACGGCGATTGACATCGGCACTTTACTGATCAGCGTCCTTGTGGATCTTGTCACCAACGAGTCTTTTCTGGACGCCTGCGACAATCTGGCCATGGCCATCGTTGATGCTATCAAGAATGCCTTTTCCGGGCTTACAGACGGTCTTTTCATGCCGTTTATGAATTGGTGGTCAGACTGGATCAATAGCTGGCCTGATTGGCTGAAGAACTTCCTTGGCCTTGGCACGGATGAAATGATGGAATTTGTGAAACAGGACATGGAAGAAAACGGCTATCTATATGACCCCAAAACCGGTAAAAAGCTGACTAACGAAGAAGCATTACAATTATACATGACGGACAGCAGTGCTTATGAGGAAGCACGAGACCCGGAACGAACAAAGGTTGACAAGAAGCGGTCCGAGCTTGGCACGGCTGAATTTTTTGAGTTTGGCGAAGGCATGAGCCCCGGCGCAGATTCGACTAAGATGTATCAGCAGCTCATGCAGCACTTCAATGAAGCAACCACAATGGATGAAATGATGTATTGGTATAATGCCATCAATGAATCCAAAGATAAGTGGAACAGCGGACGTAAATCCGGCCTGCTTGGCAAATTCCAGCTAGGAAGTGACACGGAAGCTGATACGATTGCGATGATGCAGGAATACCTGAATAACCCTCTTTACAATTCGGGCGTTCAGAGCCTTGTCACCGAACGAAATGCCAATGTGAACACTTCCGACTTCCAGCAGTCCGTGCAAGATGCCCTTTCCGGCACCAGCGAATTGACCTGGGAGACCGGGGAACCGACTGTCCCCTCTGATGCCGGCACGACCGTCATCAAGGAAGTGCAAAAGCAGGTGGACAGCAGCGGCAAGAAGGTGGAAGTGTCCGTAGGAGCCAAGCACGGTGGCGCAACAGGCGCAACCTTCGGCAATGCCTGGGGCGGTCGGTACAATCATCCCATCACCACGGAAGTGGCTGAAGACGGTGGCACAGAATACATCATCCCCCTGAACAAGCCTGCCCGGGCTTTCTCCTTGATTAAGCAAATGTTCAGCGAAATGGGGGGCGTGGCCACCAATCAGCTGATGAAGGATCTGGGCTTAGGCGTGGAAGGCACGGTGGGCAGCTCTGCCGCCTCTATTTCTGCCATGGCAGGTGGATCGAACATCTCCAACAGCTACAACATTTCTGCCCCTGTCACCATTCAGGTCACCGCTTCCGGGTCGGATGCGAAAGCCATTGGCACGGCGGCTTATTCCGCTGCGGAACGTCAGCTGATTCGTTCCCTGAAGGGGGTGCTTGCCTGATATGGTCACCAACAGCAACCAGCCTGCCTACATCTACGACACGGACAAAGGCAAGACCTACGTCTTCGATGGTGTGGTGAAGATTCAGCACGCTCTGTCCCTGAAAATGGAGGAAGACACCAGCAGCAAGAAGGGCAAGGACATCGTGAACAACGCCCAGAACGAGCCGGACGAAGTGACCATGGAAGTGGTCATGTCCAACGTGTATTCCACCCAGAGCGACATTACCCAGAGCAATGACGACCGGGCGAAGGGAGCCCTTGCCACCCTCATGGAGCTGAAGAAAGCCCGGCGCAAGGTGCAGGTCATTACCTACTACGCCACTTATAACAACATGCTCTTGCAGGGCATTGCCATCTCTCAGGACGAAAGCAATCACTTCGGCTGGACAGGGGAATTGACGTTCAAGGAGGTCACTTCCTCTTCCTCCGGCAGTGCCACGTCTACGGTGAGCACGTCCAAGGTAACATCCACCTCCGGGGGACGAACCCCCTCCATCTGGGTCGGCTGGGTGGGCAAGAACTGCATTTGATGATAAGGAGGGGATGAAGACATGGATCCCATCGCCCTGCCGCTGAACAATGTGGCGGACAAGCAAATCATTGACCTGAACATCACCCCCAACGGCAACGCCGTTTCCCTTCGGGTGACGGTGGAATATTTCCGGCACACGGATCGGTGGTACATGACCGTGGAAGACGCTTCTTCCGGGGAGTGCATTGCCTCCTTCATCCCCCTGATTGCTTCCGGGGACAAGTACAACGACCTGCTGGGGCAGCTGGGGCACAAGCGGATCGGTTCCGTGTTCTGCGTGCCCCTGTCGGATGACCACGAAACGGCAGACCCTGCCAAGGATACGCTGACGGATTTTGAGGTTGTCTGGATGGATAATGTGGTGTTTGAAGACTAACGGGAGGTGACCCCCATGCCCACCGATTCCCTGCGCACCATGGCGCTGTATGCCGATGGCAGGCAGATCGCCGCCGGTGCCCGGTTTCATCTGGAAGGCCGCTCCACCATGTCCTGCACGGCAGACAAGTTTGTCCTGACCCTGACCGGGTATGAGGACAGCGACCTGACCGCCCTACAGCGGGCGAAGACCCTGACTGTTACCGGGGAGAATGATTCCCTTCTGGCGGAAGCCCCGGCGGCGGAGATTCGCACATCGGTGGAAAATGGGGTGGAGACCTGCACCGTGGTGCTGCTGGATGGTGGGGATTTCTGCTGCGGCTGCGTGTCCGTGGCCATTCGCAAGGACACCACCCTGGAAGAAGCCCTGTCCACCCTCCTTGCCCATTGCGACAGCCCTCTGCCCTTGGTAACAAGGGTGAACGCCCCCATTCGCTTTTCCCGTGGGCAGGTGTTCTTCGGCAGAACCGTGCAGGCGGTGAAGGAGCTTGCCAAAAGTGCGGGCTACCGGGCGTATGTGACCCGGGGCGGCTTGTATCTCACCAAAACATCGGATGCCGCCGCCATCATCGACCTGACGGAAACCCAGCTCATGGAGACCCCTGCCGTGCTGGACGGCGTGACCATTGTACAGACCGCCGTCATGGGCTTTCAGGCAGGGCAATGCCTGCGCCTGCCGGATGGGGACGCCAAAGTGTATCGGATTCTAGCCCAAGCGATTGAAGCAGACAGCTACACCGGCGCATGGTCAAGTCAGCTGGTGCTGCTGGACGAAGCCGCCATGGAAGCAGACGCAAGCAATGATGCGGAAGGGCTGACGTAAGAAAGAAGGTGACCCCATGAAGAACACCACCCTTGACGAGCTGGTGCAAGCCCCCGGGGCGGCACTGGAAGCCTTGAAGAGCTCCATTCGGCAGGAAATGCACTGTGCCCTGCCGGGGATCGTCACCGCCTATGACAAGGCAACCCAGACCGTTACCGTGAAGCCTGCCCTGCGGGATCGGCTCAGCGGCGGCAGGCTCATCGAGCTGCCCCTATTAAGCGATGTGCCGGTGTTCTTTCCCGGCGGCACGGACAAGGCTATGACCTTCCCCATTGAAGCCGGGGATGAATGTCTGGTGGTGTTTTCGGATGCCTGCATAGACGGCTGGTTCCAGTACGGGGGCACACAGAATCCCGTGTCTCTGCGCCGGCATGACCTGTCGGACGGCTTCGCCTTTGTGGGCTTCAGAAGCCGGAAAAACGCCTTGCAGGACGTGCCGGATGATCCCTCTTTCTTCGGTGCGTCCGCTGGGCAGAACGGCAAGTCTGCCTACGAAATCGCCCAGGAACACGGCTACGAAGGCACGGAAGAAGAATGGCTTGCGTCCCTGAAAGGCGACAAGGGCGATCAAGGAGAAAAGGGAGACACCGGCGATACCGGCGCACAGGGCGCGAAGGGTGACAAAGGAGACACCGGGGCGCAAGGTGAACAGGGCGAAAAGGGAGCGGACGGTCTGACCACTTCCGTCAACGGGATTGCCCAGGTGGACGGCAATGTGTCCCTGACAGCGGATGATATTCCGCTGGGGGATGCCACCGTCACCGCCGCCGTGAATGCCAAGGCTGCCGCCGTTCATACCCACGTCATGGCAGACGTGACCGACCTGACCTTTCCTGTCCAGAGTGTGAACGGGGAAACGGGGGACGTGGTGCTGGATATTCCGGCAGCCCCTACCGTGACCCAGAAGGACTATGGCGGAGCGTACTTCAACAAGGACGCGAGCGCAAGCGTTACTTTGAGCAATTTCACCGTCAGCGAAAGCGGCCTGTATGCGGTGCAATGGAACATTCAGATGGTCACCGCCATGACAGGGCGATCCTTCTTGGAGTTCTATGGCAGGCGGGTCAGCTTTGCCAACGGGGCGGCTTATCCCTGTGTACTGCTGACGGCCATTGGCTGGTTCGATGCAGGAACCACCTATCCCCTGACCCTGTGGGCGGAAACCGGGGGCTATATGCAGTATGAGGATATTACCCTGACCACGGTGAAGCTGGCGTAAAGCACCGGCAAAAAGGCGGCAAAACGTCGGCATAGACAAGGCAACTGTTCGGAATTTCCGACAGGTTCG